ATTAATATGAAATTTAGAAGTCCAGGTGACCCCATAGTTTTAACAAAAGAACTTGCAGAAATGCGAGATGAATTAACACCAAAGCAGATAGCTTTTGCAGAACATCTAGTAGCTCAAGAGAATAGAAAGACTGCAACAGAGTGTGCAATCCTAGCAGGATATGCAGAAAACTCTGCAAGAATAACTGCTTCAAAGCTACAAAGCCCAAAAGAGTTTCCTAAAGTTCATGCCTACATTAGAGCTTTGCAGGAAGATCTTTGGAATAAATATAAAATATCTCCTGCCACACACATGCGTAGACTTCACGAGATAGGACTTCGTGCAGAGAATCCTACATCTAATGATGTCAATGATTTTGAAATGAAACCAGACTTGAAAACTGCTTTGGCCGCTGAGATAAGCAGAGGTAAGGCAGCTGGATATTACGAGAAAAAAGAAAAACAATCTGGTAAAGGTATAGATAGTCTGTCCCTGGAAGAGGTAGATAACTTGTTGAAACAAATGCGCAAAGAAGTTATCATCGAGCACAAGGATATGAGAATTGAACCCAAGACAGTACAAGGCAACGATAAGCCTAAACAAAGCGATAAACAAATTTCTTGAAGAAGGCTACTACGTATTTACTAACGTCTGCGAACAAGGACCCATTGATATTGTTGTTGTCAACCCTGCAAACGGGAGGGCAAGATACTTTGATGTTAAGACATCGAGAGGAACCAGGATTGTAAATGGCAAAGCAGTCGGAGGCTCTGGTAACAAACTTAAACCACAACAAAAAGAACTCAGAGTCAGACTCGTTGTTGTCGAAGGAGACGAGGTTCGCATTATCGAAACGAGAGAAACAATTAGAAAGAGGCAGAGGAAAGAAAAAAAGTTCTACTACAAAGCGAGGAAAGGAATCGACTTTTTGGAAGAATGTTAGATCGATAACTCCTAGCATACATTGGACAAGAATAGAAACATTTGGAACACCAGGTATACCTGATTTACTTGGAGTTTTTGTTGATGATAAATTAAAACGAAACATATCTTTTTGGTGTGAACTCAAGCTAACAAAAGGAAACAAACTAGATCTCTCTCCTTTTCAAATATCATGGAATTTAAAGCGTTATTCTCTTTGCCAAGACAATTTTATTATGGCAAAGGGGGTGGAAGAGAGGGCCATTTTCTTTTGGCCAGGGGCGCTTGTGCGTGAACTAGTAATTAGTTATCGTGATGTGAAACCCTTGTTCGTGGTCCATCAACCATGGACGCATGTGCTTGAGCCTGAAATTAAAAAAGTGCTTGTGCATGTGCCTTAGTTTATTTTTATTTTTTTTTGAAGCCCAGACCGGGGCAGCTAAGCCCCGATCGGTAATAAATTATTACTTTATTCCTGATTAGATTCGCATTCCTCACAGATTAGTCTGTCGTCGTGTGTGCTTTCTTCATCAACATATTTCATTGTCATGTGGTCGTCCACTTTATCGCATTTGTGACAAATGTCTTTAGGTCTGTTGTCTGACACTTTCTTCATCCTCCTTCTGCAGTTTGTGCATGTAATCGTTCCACCTAGATTCGTCAAAGTTTGGTGCGTGTCGCTTGGCAAAACTTTTAATCTCTCTTGAGATTTGAGGTCGACTCTGCACGTCATGGTGCATTTCTTCTAGTTCTGCCATGTAACATATGTCGGCTAGTTCTTTGAGATGTTTTTTTGTAATCATCTTCTTGTCCTTCCTTGCATAGAGATGACTCGAGGGCTACTTAATTACCTCACGATAATTTAAGTATTCTATTAATAGACTTTAGCCTTTGGTTATACTACTCATCTCTATGGGATTTTATATAGCACGGCACCTGCATCTGGTCAAGAAAAAAATGGTCATATTTTATTACCTGGTGAGCTTGTCACCAGGCTTTGATTCGTCATAAATTATTACTAATTGACAGGAGATCCAGGCCGCCTCCAGTCACAGCTGGTCTGTGCTTGAACTTGCGCTTGTGGTCGACACGAAATTTATTCTGCGCTTGTGGTCGTCTTACAATTTCTGCTTGTGCTTGTGCTCGTCTTGAAAAATTAAAGATAAATAAAAAAAAGTAATAATTTATTACTCCTGGAAGTTGGGTGAAAAGGTAATAATTTATTACTTTTAATTTTTGTGTCTTGTTGAAGACAGTAATAATTTATTACTAAGCTAGATTTTTATCCCATAATTTTTTTTTAATATATAGAAAATTTTTTTTATAAATTAATTAAATTAATTATATAAATATGGGATTTTTTATATATAATCTAATCAGAATATTCAGAAAGGAAAAAACAATTATGAATATTATGGAAATAAAAAAGTATTTACATACCAATAATGAATTTCATTCAGATGATTTAATTGAGTATGTAAATCAAAGGTTAGAGCGTAGAAATTCGCATAGCTATAAAATGAGCCTATTTAAAATTATTAATGGGTTTATACAAAGAACTACACATTTAGATTTTCAGGATTATAGAATTTTTTATTGTGAAGCCCACAATGAAATTGAAATTGAGGAAAATCCTATTTCTTTAAATGGCAGTGGTTGGATTTGTCAGTCAGCATATAACACTAATTATTTTACTTGTCAGAATTGTGATGAGATTGACCTCATTCATTATAGACGACAAGCTGATGATAGCGAGAATGAATATTGCGAGGGTTGTTATGATGAGATCACAGATTACTGTGATGATTGCGATTATAATTATCATTCTAATCGTGGTTGCCAATGTAATGAGAGATCAAATCTAAATGATTGGGATACGAGAAATCCATTGCATTTTTTAGGTAAGGAAACTTCAACAAAATTTGATGGCGTTGAAATTGAAATGCAATGTTATCAACATCAATCAAGAAATGAAGTTGTTGAAATGTTTCGAGATTGTTTCAATCGAGATCAAACAAATGTTATTTGTAAAAGAGATGGTAGTCTTGATCCTTCGAAAGGCTTTGAGATGTCCACCACTAACTGTTCTTTTCAATATCATAAAAATCATTTTTGGAATGATTTCTTTGAATTGAAACCAGCTCAATATTGCAAGGCGTATGATGGCTCCGATTGTGGTATTCACATTCATACAAATAGGAATTATTTTTCTGAAAATAATTTAAGAGCGTTAAACTGTTTTTATAACAATCCAAAAAATAAAAATTTGATTGTTGATATCGCAGGGAGAGAAGGTAGTGATTATTGTAGATTTATACCTTCAATAACATTTGATGATCCAATTCATACTCGAGGAGATGATGAGACTGGAAGGTCTTATAAATATCGTGTTATTAATTTTAATAATAAAGATACAGTTGAGGTTCGAATATTTAGATCGAATTTAAAGAAAATATCTTTTTTTAGATATTTAGAGTTTAATCATACTGTTCAAGAATGGATTAAGGAAACTGATCCAACACGATACGAAAAAATAACATGGGTTGAATATTTTGATTGGTTATTAAAAAACTTATCAAAAGATTTTTCTAATCTTTTATTTTTTCTATCTAAAAGAAATCATTTTGATCATTTGGAAACAATTGAAGAGTGGCAAGATGTTTATACAAATTACAAAACAGTAATAACTGATTTTGTAAATGCTAATCAAGAATTAATAGAAAGCGAGGGAGAATAAAATGTGTTTAATTATTTTAGCTAATGATATTAAATCTTTAGATTATAAAGATTTAGAAACAGCATACGAGAGAAATCAAAATGGTTTTGGCGTTATGTATTTAGATAAAAAAGAAAATTTTATTTCAGATAAATTTGTACCTAAAAATTTTACTGAACTAAAAAACTTTTTTAATACTCATAAAGTAAATGCAAATAATCAAATGGCTTTACATTTTAGATTTACCACCGAAGGTAAAACTAATACTAAAAATTGCCACCCATTTATTTCATTTAAAAATGAAAAAAGAACTATTGGATTAATGCATAATGGAGCAAGATTACCAATTCCATTAATCTATCCAAAATGTTCCGATACTTGGCATTACAATGAACACTATTTAAAACCATTGTTTAAAAATAATCCTAATTTAATTTTGAAAAAAACTTTTCAAGATGAATTACAGGATCACATTGAACAAGATAAATTTTTATTTTTAGATAGTATGACAAGAAAATTTATTATTATTAATGAAGAGTTAGGAAACTATAAAGGAGCTAATTGGTTTTCAAATGATTATTGGAATATAAAAAAGTTTTCATTTGATACTCCAACACTAACTTATAAAAAACATGATGATAATTTTTTTAATTCTTTAGATAAAAATTATAATTATGATACTGAGAATTATTATAATTTCGTTCCAACTAATGAAGAGTTAATAAAATGGAGTGAACAAGATATTTATGATTTTGTTGATTGTTGCGTTGCTAATGGAGACTATTATCCATTGGTTGACATGATCCAAGATTATAAAAAATATATCGCTTAGTCATGATTGATTATTTTATGATGTTCGCTCTAATTTTTATTGTGATAATTATTAGAACTTTTTATTTATAAAAATATTATCGCTCTCCCCGATAATCGGGGAGAGCATCATTCCCCAAAAAATCTTAAAATTTTCGTACTTGCTATTGTCCATGTGGATTTTTTTCAAATCGCTTAACCAAAAAAAATTGAAGTATGAAATTTTTTTTGGTTAGAGATACTAAGGTATTACGAAGTAATACATTGTAATTGACATTGAAGGGGGTACACCCTAAATTCAAAGTACATAGTATGTATGACTAGTATATAAATATACAGACAAAAGATGAGCGATTTTCATTCAGATCTGAGCCAGATGTCTCAAGAAGAGCGTTTGTTATTCTTGAAAAAACTAGAGCTTAAGAAAGTACAACTCGAAGCAGCTAGAAGTTCTAGGGACTCCTTTGGCAATTTTGTAAAAAGTATATGGCCCGACTTCATAGAGGGGGCACACCATAAAATCATTGCTAAAAAATTAGAAGCCATCAAAGATAAAAAAATTTCTAGATTGATAGTGAACATGCCACCAAGACATACTAAGTCAGAATTTGCCAGCTACCTCTTTCCTGCCTGGATGATGGGGCACAACCCTAAATTGAAAATTATCCAAACCACCCATACAGCAGAACTAGCATATCGTTTTGGTAGAAAAGTCAGAAACTTGATGAACGAACAAGATTACAAGTCGGTGTTCCCTGACACAGAACTACGAGCAGACTCTCAAGCAGCAGGAAGATGGGAAACAAATCATGGGGGCGAGTATTTTGCGGCAGGTGTCGGTGGTTCGATAACAGGGCGTGGTGCAGATTTACTCATTATCGACGATCCACACTCCGAACAAGACGCTATGTCTAAAACTTCTATGGAGAACGCATGGGAATGGTACACCTCAGGACCTCGTCAGCGTCTACAACCAGGCGGAGCTATCGTTGTAGTTATGACCAGATGGTCAGAAGACGACTTAACAGAGAGATTAATCGAAGCTCAGATGAAAGATCCGATGGCTGACAAGTGGGAGATTGTCGATTTTCCAGCGATCACGGACAACGGACGACCTCAATGGCCAGAATATTGGAAAAAAGACCAACTCGAAGCCGTCAAAGCGTCTTTACCCATGGCAAAATGGAACGCACAATGGCAACAACACCCAACTTCAGACGAAACTAGCCTAATTAAGCGAGAATGGTGGCAAGAATGGAAGGGATCTTCGCTTCCAAAACTACAATATATCATTCAAAGCTACGATACTGCGTTTTCTAGCAAAACTTCGGCTGATTTTTCTGCGATTACAACGTGGGGCGTGTTCTATAACGAGATTACAGGAAAACAAAACTTGATTTTAGTCGAAGCAGACAAGGGTAGGTGGGATTTTCCAGAATTAAAACGTATTGCCATGGAAAAAAACAAATATTGGCAACCAGAACAGATTATCATAGAGGCAAAAGCAACAGGACTGCCCCTTACACACGAGCTACAAGCCATGGGCATACCTGTTATCAACTTCACACCAAGTCGAGGTAACGATAAAATGGTTCGAGTCAACTCTGTGTCACCACTTTTTGAGTCAGGTATGATTTGGTACCCTGCATTTAAGTGGGCAGAAGAAGTGATTGAAGAATGTGCAGCTTTCCCCTATGGTAGAAACGACGACTATGTAGATAGCACGACACAGGCGCTGATGAGGTATCGACAATTCGGTGCACTACAACATGAAGATGACGAACAAGTAGAGGATATACCAAGACGTAAGATTGCTTTTTATGGCGCATAAGGTATAAAGATTAAATGGCAGAAGTTGATAAAACATTAAACGAGGCACCCACTGGTGTCGAGGAAGAAGTTTCAGATTTAGAACAAGCAGTGCAGGACGCAGATCTTGCAGTTGAAGTTGAGGGACAAGAGGGAGATGAAATAGCTTCTCTTGGCGATCAAGCACCCGACAACATGGCAGAAGGGTTCGCTAGCAACTTAGCCGAAGTCATACCAGAAGAAACTCTGGCAAAAATATCAAACGATCTTCGATCACAGTTCTCTGTTGATCACACATCTAGAAAAGATTGGGAACAAAGTTACATCAAAGGATTAGATTTATTAGGTTTCAAATATATAGAACGCTCCGAACCATTTAGAGGAGCAGCATCAGTTTCTCATCCACTACTCGCAGAGGCAGTCACGCAGTTTCAAGCAGGAGCTTACAAAGAGCTTTTGCCTGCTGGCGGTCCCGTTAAAACTTCTATCATTGGTCAGGCAACTCCTGATGTAGAAGAACAAGCAGAGCGAGTCAAAGAGTTCATGAACTACGAGTTAATGTTT